AGTCACTATTAACCCAGAATTAGGATGAAACACGTAAAAAATGCTCATATGGGCACACATTTACTCGTTGAAGTGTATAATGTGCCCTTTGACAAGTTAAATGATGCGGAAAAAATCGAACAAGTATGCGTTGATGCCTGTAAAATTGAAGGTGTACAGGTTTTAAACACTTACACGCATCAATTTGACCCTCATGGAGTGACTGTTAATCTAACTTTAGGAGAAAGTCACCTTTCTTGTCACACTTGGCCAGAAAAAGGGTGTGTTTCCTTCGATATTTTTACTTGTGGAGCAAAAAATCCACGGTGTGTTGCCTTTTGGGTACTTGAATACTTTGATAGTGATGATTATGTAATGAATGATTATGCAAGATAGGGTATAAATAAATCTAAAAGCATTAATAATGGCGATTCAACGCAAATCAAAAGCATTTAAGGATATCAGTTTGTCTTTTGACCCACATCCAGTGACAAAAGACCTTCCTGTGCTTATAAATGAGCGAGCAATCATACGTGCAGTTAGAAATTTAGTCGAAACAATTCCAACAGAAAGGTTTTTTGACTCAAATTTAGGCACAAATGTCCGTGGAATGTTATTTGAAAACTTTACTGCCTCTTCTGTTATGATTATAGAAGACATGGTTCGACAAACAGTTCGTAATTATGAACCAAGAGTCGGTGATATTGGTGTTGAGGTTGATGCGAAACCAGATTCTAACGCAATTGAGATAAAAGTGCTTTTTGAAATTGTAGGTATACAAGCTCCCCTACAAAGTTTCTCATTTATATTAGAACCAACGAGATAATATGCCCTTTACACAGTTTACAAGTCTAGACTTTGATCAAATCAAAGCACAAATTAAAGATTTCCTTCGCACAAACTCAAATTTCAGTGATTTTGATTTTGAAGGTTCTAATTTTTCGGTTCTAATTGATACACTTGCTTATAATACCTATATTAATGCGTTTAATGCTAACTTAGTCGCAAACGAATCTTTCTTAGACTCTGCAACAATAAGAGAGAACGTTGTTTCACTTGCAAGAAATATTGGTTATGTACCACGCTCTAGAACCGCTGCAATCGCTACAATTAAAATTGGTGATGTAAACTTAGGAACTACAAATGACAATACTCCACGCTTTCTAACTCTACGTTCAGGTCTTGTTTGTGTTGGTAATATAGAAAATACTACATTTCGTTTTTCAATACCAGATGAAATTACATCTACAAGAGTAAGAGATATTGGTGGAACATCATTTGCACAATTTGATGATCCTATTAGCATTTATCAGGGAACTCTTCTTCAAAGAGTATATCGTGTCGATACTTCTCAAGATCAAAGATATATTATTGATAGTCCAAATATTGACAGTTCAACGCTACGTGTTTTTGTAAAAGGAACAAGTGATATTGGTTTAGGAAGAAAATTTTCGATGGTTGATAATGTATTGAACTTGACTAAGACATCAGAAATATATCTTGCACAAGAAGTTCAAGACGAAAAATATGAAATATTATTTGGTGATGGTCTTTTTGGTAAAAAATTAGAAAATTCTTCAATCATAACAGCAAGATATATTGTAACTGAGGGAGAAGATGGAAACGGTCCTTCTAATTTTAGTTTCCAAGGATCATTTACTAAGAGTGATGGCACTCTCTTTACACCATCAGATAACATAACAATTACTACCATCACAAACGCTTCTAACGGTGCTGAAGTTGAAGATGTGTCTACTATTAAGTATTTTGCTCCAAGACTTTACTCAGCACAATATAGAGCAGTTACACCAAGAGATTATGAAACCATAATTCAAAAGATTTACCCACAAACTGATTCTGTTGCAGTTGTAGGTGGTGAAGAATTAGACCCACCAAAATTTGGTCAAGTACAAATTAGTATCAAACCAAAAAATGGTTCATTTATATCTGATTTTGATAAATCACAAATTAAAAATAAATTAAAAAGTTACGCTATCGCTGGTATTAATTCTGAAATTGTTGATTTAAAAATACTATATGTGGAATTAGATAGCACTGTCTATTATAATCCAGCACAAGTTGCCTCCCCTCAAAATTTAAGATCAGAAATTATATCTGCATTAACAGATTATTCAAATAATGTAGAGATTAATAAGTTTGGTGGAAGATTTAAATATAGTAAATTAAACATATTAATTGACCGTGTTGATAATGGAATTACTTCTAACATAACAAAAGTAATTATTAGAAGAGATTTAAAAGCATTATTAAATCAATTTGCACAGTATGAACTTTGTTTTGGAAATCGTTTTTATATAAATCCCGCTGGATTTAATATAAAGAGTACAGGATTTACTGTAAATGGTTTCACACAAACTGCATATATCACTGATGTCCCTAACAAAGACAGTTCAGGTAATCTTGACGGAAGTATGAAGGGTTTTTTAAGTATTGTTTCTAAAAATGATAAGGGACAACAAGTGGTTATTGTAAAAGAAGCAGGTGTAGTTGACTATAAGAAGGGAGAAGTCATCCTAAACACTATTAACATAACATCAACTATCTCTGAAAATAATATTATTGAGGTTCAAGCGTTCCCTGAATCAAACGATGTAGTTGGATTAAAAGATTTGTATCTTGATTTTGACGTTTCAAATACTACAATAAATATGACTAAGGACGTTATTGCATCAGGAGAAGATGTTTCAGGTGTTGTATTTACTAGAGACTACTATACATCCAGTTATTCAAATGGAGAATTAGAGAGGAAATAATTTATGTCACAATTTGACAAAAGAATAAAAGTCAATAGAATTATTGAGAATCAGTTACCTGAATTCTTGATAACAGATTTTCCTAAAGCCACTGAATTTTTCAAGCAATACTATATCTCTCAAGAATTTCAGGGTGGTGCAAGTGATTTAATTAATAATTTTGATCAATATTTAAAACCAGATAATTTAGTTCCTGAAGTTGTGGTTGGTGTTACCAGTATAACTTCAGCAATAACATCATCTGATACTACAATAAATGTTCCAAGCACTAAAGGATTTCCATCTGAATATGGTCTCCTTAAGATAGATGATGAAATTATATCTTACACTGGTATTACATCAACTTCATTTACTGGTTGTGTACGTGGATTTAGTGGTGTATCAGGATATAATGTAGGAGTCTCTTCATCATTACTGGAAATAAATCGAGAAAGTTTAATATTTGATGAAACAGTTGCTTCATCACATACGTCTGGTACTGATGTACAAAACTTATCTGTTTTATTTCTCCAAGAGTTCTATAAAAAACTTAAAAAGACATTTTTACCTGGTCTGGAAAATAATGATTTCTCAGAAAACTTAGACGTTGGTAATTTTGTTAAGTTTTCAAGATCCTTTTATCAATCAAAAGGTATTGAAGAATCAATAAGAATTTTATTCAAAGTATTATTTGGAGTTGAATCCACAATACTTGATTTAGAAAATCATCTAGTTAAACCTTCTTCTGCTGAGTTTATACGAAGAGAGGTAGTCGTAGCAGATTTGATAACAAAAACTGGAACTCCGCAAGATTTAGTAGGACAAACAATTTTTAAATCTACTGATACCTCTACAAATGCATCAGTGTCTGAAGTTGAAATATTAACAAGAGGTGGGAAGAGTTACTACAAATTATCACTATTTGTTGGATTTAGTGATAGAGATTTGATTCAAGGTGTATTTACAATACCAGGTAAAACAAAGTCAATAGATTTTGTATCTGCAGGTTCATCTATTATATCAGTTGACTCTACAGTAGGTTTCGGACAAACTGGAACATTAATTACAGATGGTAATTTACAAGTTGATTATTCTTCAAAAACCATAAATCAATTTTTTGGATGTACAGGAATTGGTGTAGGTATTGGAACTGCCGAAGATGTTAGAATAAATGAAACTATTTTTGGATATGAAAATGGTAATTTAAATAAAAGATGCGATTTAAGAATCACAGGAGTTCTATCAGAATTAGTTCCAGTTAGTGATATTAATTTGGTAAATGAATCGGAAAATATATTTGTTAAAAATGTTGGTGAAAAAATAGAAAATGATTCATTAAATTATAAACAAATTTTTGCTAATTCTTGGATATACAACACAAGTTCAAGATTCAATGTAGAAATATCTGGTTCTACCTTTAAATTTAAAACTCCAATTGATAAAGCATATCTTAAATTAGGTGATAGATTCGATATTCTAAAAAGAAATGAGCAACTAATTGTTGGTGGAGGTAATGTCGCTAGTATTGATACTACTCTGAATCAAATAACAGCAAGTAATATTGCTGGATTTACTCCTGCCTTAAATCAACTCTACGATATTCGTAGATCTGTTGAAAAAGCAACTAGTTCAGGTGTTGCTATTGATCAAGGAAATGATAAAATTCTATCAGATACATTAAATGTTTATGTTGATGGAAATGAAGATGGATATGCTGCATCAAACTCTCTACCAAGTTATGATATTGATACTAATATTATAGAAGAAAACTTAATAGGAGGAACTGCAGCTGGTTTGGAGGGATATGATCCTATAGGTCAACTCTATAGTATTATAAAATTTACTCCACCACCAAATACTGATATAAAATTTATTCAAGGTGATGCAGTTGTTTATAAACCTGATGGTGAAGCACTTATTGGTTTGGATACTGGAAGAACATACTTTATAGATCCAGTTATACCAGGTCCAAATCAAAATAAATCAAAAATTAGATTATATAATTCATTATCACAGATTGGAACAGCAAGTACTGTTCAGATAGGACCAACTACGTCAACAACTGATGTTCATAAGTTTATATTTAAAGATCATCAAAGTGCAATACTAAGTGCTGATAAAATATTAAGAAAGTTTCCTTTAAATCAAAATTTATTTGTAGCATCAAAACAAGAGACACCAGTTACTGATATTGGAATATTAATAAATGGTGTTCAGATTAGATCACCTATTTCAGATAATCAAATTTTTTACGGTCCACTTGAATCTGTTGATTTATTAAATGGTGGAAGTGGATATGATATTGTCAATCCTCCAATTATAGGTATTGAAACTAGTAGTGGAGTTGGTGCTGCTGCTGAACCTATAATCAAAGGTTCAGTAAAATCGGTATTTGTTGATCCTCAAAATTTTGATATAGAAACAGTTACAAATATTTCTCTTACTGGTGGTAATGGAAATGGATGTGTCCTACAACCAATACTTGGTGAAAGAGATCGTTATATCAATTTTGACAGTAGAGATTTATTCTTTAATGGTGGTGTTGATATTGTTAATGAGACGATCACTTTTCAAACTGAACATAATTTAGAAAATGGTCAACTTGTTTACTATAATTCAAATGGAAATACACCTATAGGTATTGGTTCTGCATATGATACAGCGAACTTAATAACAGGTACATTATCTGATGGAGACCCTTATCATGTCAGAGTAGTAAATCCTAAAACTGTTAGAATATTTAATTCAAGAGTAGATGCATTATTTGGAAATGCTGGAATTAATACTGTAGGACTGTCAACTGATACATCTGCTAGTGGTATTCATCGATTTAGAACTGAGAAGAAAAATACTCTAATAGCAATTAAAGTTCTAAATGAAGGTTCAGGATATACTCATCGTAAGTTAAGAGTTAAACCAACAGGGATATCAACCGCATCTAATACAATCAACTACAAAAATCATGGATTTGAAAGTGGAGAGATTGTTGAATATTCTGCTGAGACATCAAATATTCAAGGTTTGACTACAACTTCATCATATCTTGTTAAAAAATTAGATGAAGACTCATTTAGATTAGCGGATGCTGGAATAGGTGGAACAACAACAGTTAATTATGACAGAGGAAAGTTTGTAAACTTTACATCATCTGGTGCAGGTTTTCAAATTTTCAAATATCCTGATATCAAAGTAAATATTAACGTATCTTATGGATCAACTGTAACTGGAGAAATTGTTATTAATCCTGTTGTTACTGGTGAATTAATTGGTGCTTACTTGTATGAAGAAGGAACTAATTATGGTTCAACAACTCTTGATAAACAGGTGATACCAAAAATAACAATTAAGAATGGTGTTAACGCTGAATTCAAACCTATTATTATAGATGGAAGAGTAGTAGATGTTGTTGTTGTAAACAGAGGTAGGGAATATAATTCTAGTCCTGAATTAAGAGTTACATCAACTGGAGCAGGTGCAGGTGCTGTTATAAGACCTGTATTACAAGAAGGTAAAGTTATAGATGCTATAGTCACTAATACTGGAATAGGGTACAGTGCAACAGATACAGATGTAAAAGCATTTGCAAGAGGAATGAATGGGGGATTTACAGCAAGAGTAAGAAGTTTGACCCTTAATAATGCAAACAGATTTGGTGATTCATTCCTTAAAGAAAAAGATAATTCTTTAAAGTTTAGTATTCTTGGTTATTCTCAAGATATTGCAAGTAATTTTGAAGATACATTTAGTGTTACTGGAAGTGGTGAATTCAATCAAATTACAGGTCACTCTCCTATTATTGGTTGGGCATATGATGGAAATCCAATCTATGGTCCTTTTGGATATTCAGAACCTGATAATATTAACTCACCATTAAAAATAATTACATCTTCATACATTACAAATGTAAATGGAGTTAAAAATAGACCTGTTGGATTTGATGCAGGATTCTTTATTGAAGATCATCAGTTTAATAACTCAGGTGATCTTGATATACACAATGGTAGATTTTGTAAAACTCCAGAATTTCCAAATGGTGTTTATGCATATTTCAGTGCAGTTGGATTAGCAACAGATAATAATAAACTAGAGGGTGTATATCCATACTTTATAGGTAATACTTATAGATCACCATTTATATCTGATAATCAAATATTAAATCATGATTTTGACTTTAATAATTCATCTTTAAGAAGAAATACATTCCCATATAATGTAGATGAAAAATTTGCAGATAATGATTTTGTGGTTGAGTCTTATGAAGATATAAGACAGTTAACAAAGATTGAATCTGTAACAAAAGGTATTGTTGACGGATTGACAATTCTAAGTGGTGGTGAGGGATATAAAGTTGGAGATTTAACCAATTTTGACGATACAGATACAAACGGTTCTGGTTTTAAAGCACGAGTTAGTGAAATAGTTGGTATCGGAGTATCACGTATTGATACTAATGTTACTACTTTTGAAAATGCAGTATTTGAATGGAAATCAGGTGATGAAGTTACTGCAAAATTTTTACCATTTATTGATGTAAAAGAACAAGATAATGTAACTATTTCTGGTTTGAGCACAACTATATTAAATTTATCAGGAACTTTTAAAGTAGGAATTAAAACTGATAGAATAGGTCTTGCAAAAGCAATGACAGTAGGAAGTAATAATGGATTAATTCAAGACATATATGTAACTGAAATACCAAATTCAATCTCTATTGGAGGTTCATTGAGAGTTGGATCAGGTAATACAACATCAATAGAGACATTAAAAGTATTAAATGTATATGATACAAGAAAAGTAATCAGAGTTCTTAGACATATCGGTATTGCACATACTTTAGGATCTAACATCGATGTTTTAACTAATAAAATTAGTATTCCTGTTAACACTAATAAATTTGATTCAGTACCAGATGATATTGTTTATTTTAACTCAGCACAGTCAGTTGGACTTGGAGATACAACTGGTTCTGCAATTAGTGTAGATAGAATTGTTGGAGAAATTAAAGAAACAGTTTCAATACCAACAAGAACGATACATATACCAAATCATCCATTTAAAACAGGTCAAAAAGTAACACTACACAAAAGACCAGGAGCAAATAGATTTACTGTAAGAAGAGATTCACAAGTTCCTCTAACTGAGCATAAAATTCCTTACTTAGGTCAGGATTCAATCGATTTATTTGTTATTGATAAAGGTAAAAATAATATTGGTGTTGTAACAAGTAAAGTCGGAATTGGTAGTACAAGTGAAGGATTATTCTTTGTTGGAAATAATGCTGGTTCAGTGTCAGGAATATCATCAGGATTATATTTTTTCCAATCAAATAAAGATAAAATTACAGGAAATATTGATAGAGTTACCACAACTTTAACTACAAACGTCTCTGCTGCTGAAACAACAACACATAATCTACAAGAAGATGATATTGTAAGTATAAATGTAGTTCCAAATTTAACAGTTGGTATTGGTACAACGACTCCCGTTTCTATTGAATATAATTCTGATTTTGATAAGTTATTAGTAAATCCACTTATATTTTCAAATACTAACGTAGAGACAAATAAAATTAATATTTCAAATCATGGATTGGTTACAGGAGATAAAGTTTTTTATGATGGAGGTGCGTCGGGTATCAGCACTGGAACATATTTTGTATACAAAATTAACAGTTCAAAATTTAATCTTGTAGAAACAATAATAGATCTTAACTCTGATCCTGTTAAAATTGTTCCTATAACTGCAAATACAGGGGGAACACAAAAAATAGGTAAAATAAATCCTAGAATTGATGTTATTAAAAACTCTAAATTAACATTTAGTTTGAAGGATACTTCACTTAATAACTTTGACTTTAAACTATTCTATGATCAAAATTTAACAAATGAATATAAGAGTTCACAAGATTCAAGTTCATTTAACGTGGGGACTGCAGGAACCATAGGAATCGGTACAAATAACACTGATCCAATTGGTGCTACTCTAGTTGTACAACACTCATCATCAACACCAAATAGATTATATTATGGTCTAACAAAAGGTGGATTTATAAGCACTGCTGATACTGAAGTTTCTAATTACTCTGAAATAAGATTTGTAAATAGTCAATATAATGGTGAATACAAAATATTCAATGTAACTGATACAACTTTTGATTTCTCACCAAAAGTTCCTGAATTTAATAGTTACACAAGTTCTGAATGTGAAAAATTAGAATACTCAACAAAATCTACCACTGTTAACGGTTCTATAAAGGAATTTGATATTATTTCGTCTGGATTTAATTATAAAAAATTACCTTCATTTGAGTCTGTCAGTAGTGTAAGTGGAAGTAATGCAAATGTAGTTCCGTTTTCATCATCAATAGGAAGAATTAAAAAAATAAGAATAGCAGATATTGGATATGAATATTCTTCAGATAGAACTTTAAGTCCAGAAGCATTTATTTCACCTGTATTAAAACTTGATAACTTAGATGTTATAGGTTCCGTAAATATAATAAGTGGTGGTAGAAATTATGTAAGCACACCAAAATTAATTGTTTTCAATCCAGTTTCAGGTGAAGTCGTTGATGATTTATCATTAATACCATTTGTACCAAACCAAACTATATCTAAAATTGATGTAGTATCTCCAATATCAGGATTAGACTCTGTAGTACATAAAATTGTCTCTATTGATAATACTAATGGTGTTGGTATTAATTCACTACAAACTAGTAAATCTGGAGTTGTAACTTGTTTCTTAGAAACACCAATTAATGGTTTTGATATTCAACCATTTGCAACAGGGGATCAGATCTTTATAGAGGGTATACAAAGAGTTGGTGAAACTGGTGTTGGAGCAACACAAGGAGGAATTTCTACTACAACAGTAGTAGAAGGAGATGGATATAATTCAGAAAACTATAATTATCAATATTTTGATGTTATTGATTATATTACTGGAACTCAATGTATACTTAAATTTAATACTGCTGGAGTTACTACTAATCCTGGTATTGCCAAAACATTTCAATCTGGTTATGCATCTTTAATTAATTCAAAAGATTTACCTGTAATTGAACCAATTCAAACAAGAGGTGAATATGAATTAAATGAACCTTTACTTATTAATGATGAAGTTACAGATTTGACAGTCATTGAAATTAGAGAAGATTATATTAAAACTGATGGTAAGTTTAAGATTAAGAGAGGTGATAGAATAAAAGGTGAATTAAGTAATGTATCAGCAGAGATTGTAAGTATAATTGGTAATTCAGCAAAGTTCAATACTAATTTTTCAAATAGACAAGAGTATGGTTGGATAGACAATGTAGGTAAGTTAAATTCAGATGTTCAGGTTATACCAGACAATAATTACTATCAAAATTTGGCATACACTGTTAAGAGTACAGTAGATTGGGATAAATTTGTAAATCCTGTTAATAGGTTAGTTCATCCATCAGGATTAAAAAATTTCGCAGATACTTCAATTTTTAGAAATGTAAATGTTGGTGCAGGAAGAACTCTTGATTCAAATCAACTTATTGTATTAGACGTTGCGAACGTATTAGAATTAAATGATAAACAAAGAGTTGATGCAATAAACAACTTTGATTCAGTTAGAGATTTTGATACTGCATCTAATAATTCAAAATCTAAGTTTCTTACTTTTCAGAATAGAAGTTTAACTGATTTTACAAGATGTAAAACTAATAGAGTATTACTTCATGATGATATTAGTTCTAATTTTTCAAGTGATGGTTTTGAATCAGTAAGCACAATAATAGAACCTCTTACGGAGGATGTAGGTAATTATTTAATTCAAGTTGTTGATCCAGATACTCAAGACTCACAATTAGTGGAGTTAGTGACTTTAACAACAGAAAACAACGCATATTTACTTACAAAAACTGATGATTTTACAACTACAAGATTAGGTGTATTTGAAACTCAAATTTTAAAAACTGGAACTAAAAATCTTTTATTTACACCAACTGATGCATTTACAAAAGATCATGATATAAAAGTATTAAAGTCAGATTTTAATACTGATTTAGTTGGTATAGACACTACAGGAATTGGTAATATTGATTTGACAGGTGTTAATGTTGGAGTAAGTAGTGCTAGTTCTGGATTTACTACCACAACTATTATTGAATATCCTAAAACTGATTTTAATTCACTTTATGCAACTATTTTTGTTCAAGATAGTGTAACTAAAGAGGTTAATTATAACGAAGTAATAGTTGATTTTGATGGTGTTGATACAACAATTTCACAAACTTATATTGATACTCAATCTGGAATTAGTAATAGTGTCGTGGGTGTGATAACAGCAAGATTTGAGAATGATTTGATAAAATTACAATGTGAGAATGACAGAGTAAACACACTTGATCTTAGGGCAAATGTTGTAGGATTAGGAACTACTACTACTGGAATAGGAACTTATCGTTTCTCAGTATCTGGTCAACCAGCTGGTGCAGAAAGAAGTGCAAGATTTGAATCAGGATACACAAGTGAACTATCCCCAATTGGTGTAGGTATAACTTTTGCAACTCTCTCTAAAACACTTGATACAAGTTCTAAATCATTAGTCAGAGTTTCTTGTGGAGAAACTTCTGCAGTCCATCAAGTTATTTCATTAAGAGATGCTGATGATATTTTTACAGTTCAATATCCTTTCGTATCTGCAGGTTCTACAACAGGAATTGGTACATTTGGTGGTGAAATAGTTGGCAATGATATCAAATTAAAATTCTATCCTGATACAGAATTCAAATCATTAATTGAAGTTCAATCATTTAATCAAATATTATACACAGCAAGTGATTTTGATAATTCTCCACCAGATTTAATTTATGGTACTGCATCACAAAAATTATTTTTAACAACTTTTGATGGTGCTTCAGGATTGAGAGCTAATAAAAAAGACTTTGAATTAAAACATAACGGTATTCCAATTTATTCTAAATCTTTTAACCCAACAAATGCAACAGTTTTAAATGCTGGAACTGGTGTGTTTACAATACCAGATCACTTCTTTGAGACAAATGAAGAGTTGATTTATACACCAACATCTACATTTATTGGAGTCGCAGCGACTGCTATGCAGACATCACCTGGCACTGACTTACCAACATCTGTTTTTGCAAAACGAATAGACCAAAATCAATTCCAATTAAGTGCAACAAAGAATGGTGCTGCATTAACTTTTGTTTCTTTAGGATCTGGTAATAAACACAAGTTAACGATGGCAAAATCGTTGACAAAAACACTGATAGGATTAGATGGTGTTGTACAACAACCAATAAACTTTACAACACTATCATACAAATTAGGAATATTTGATGGTTTTACACACAATAATAACATAGGTATCGGACTCTCTCAGTTTGTGTTAAGTGGAATTACTTCAATTCAACCACGAGATTTCTTAAAAATTGACGATGAATATATGTTGATTACTGAGGTAGGATTTTCAAGCACTCCTACTGGTGTAATTAATGATTCAGTTGATGTATCACTTGGTATATCTACTTTACCAGTTGTTAAAGTCAGAAGAGGTCAATTAGGGATTGCAGCTACATCTCATACTGCAAACACAGATGCACGGATTCACAGAGGTTCTTTCAATATTGTCGATAGTACTGTGTTCTTCTCAGACCCTCCAAAAGGAAACGCAAGATCAAGAAGAGATGAAACAAATCTACCTTTCGTAAAAGCAAACTTTAGTGGAAGAACTTTCTTAAGACAAGATTATACAACCAATATGTTATTTGATGATATATCAGATTCATTTACAGGTATTGGTAAAACATATTCTTTAACAGTTGGTGGTGCAAATACATCTTCAGGTATTGGAGTTGGTAATGGAGTAGTGTTTATAAATGGTATATTCCAAACACCAAAAACAATTAACAACACTGGAAATAATTATGAGTTTTTCTCAGATACCACCGCTGGTATATCAACTGTTCAATTTACAGGTATCACATCAGCAAATGGTGATTTCATAGTTTCTGAGTTTGATATAAACCAAAACCAAGTTCCAAGAGGGGGATTAATTGTTTCATTAGGTTCTACACCAGGCACAGGATACGCTCCATTACAAGGTGCAAAAGTCAAAGCGTTTAAAAATGCTGACGGTGCTATAACAAGTATAGTTGGTATTGGTACATCTTCAGGATTTAATCTTGGAATCCAAACTGCTGCTTATGATAATATTACAGGTATTATTACAGTTACAACTGATATTGTTCACGGATTTGGATTAGAGCGACCAAATACAGTCAAACTAAAAGGATTAGAATTTAGATGTCCCAAGACAGTTGTTGGACAACCTACTAACGCTACTTATGATGGTGTAACTGGTATTTCTACTATAACAATTGCAAATCACGGATTGGTAAATGGTGATGCAGTTATTCTAGATACAGG